TTTTAAAAATCACCAATTTTCTTGATAAAAATTTAACATATCCTCTTTCTTAATTACATTATCGCAAAATGCACCTGGAGGGATGTCTCCCCTAGCATTTAGCCATGGAGCTTCATGATGAGTCATTTCACTCAATTCAAATGGTGATAAGTCTGCCAAGCTATTCATCACTGCTTGAATTGTTTCTTTATGATCACTTGATATATTATCAATATCTGGATTATAACGGTCTAAAAACAAACTATCATTAAGCATGAACATCCCCTTATGAGCATTAAACAAATTATGACATACAGGTCCCTTTGCCCATGCTTCAAAATCATCACTAAATAGTGGTACATCGTCCCATACCATTGCCATAGCTTGTGAATAAAAAACTAATTTTTGTAACTTCATGGCAGACATGGGGCCCCAATTATCTATAATATATTTTGCCACATCATAAACAGTTGTTACTTTATGTTCTCTTGAAGTAGCTTTTGCTCCTGCAATACTCATTTTAAATCCTCCACAACCTAACACTTTTCTTTATTATACCACATAAAAATTAACTATATATTTATATTTTATAGGTAAAAAAATAAAGGGCTATCAAAGTAGAATATATCAACAATGATAACCATTTTAAGTTTATGTGGATTTTAAGTACTTAGCCATCTATTTCTCGAATAGAATAGTGAATTCCAAAAAATTTAATTAACTTTAATACGTTGGCTCGGTTATACTTTGACGGAGCAGCAATTATTAAAGTTTTATCACTATTAACATATACCGCCTTTACATCGTCTGCCCAAACAAAATCTGGGAAATGCTCGGCCAATCTAAGGTCCTCCCATGTCTCTCTGCCAACAAGAAGTATGCCTTGCCCTAGCCTCTCCTGCATGGAGCATATTATATCCCATGCAGCTGCGTAGTTGTCTACTTTTACCGCATCTCTCATAAAATGTGGGTCTTTATTAAATACTTTCAGCATTACTCCCACCTCCTATTATTACCCTAATTACATCATATTTTTACCTTATCTGCAATTACTACTTATAAACAAAAAAAGACCTTACCAGGATATATTCCCAGTAAGGTCTTTTGCATTACTACAGTCAATCCATGAGTCCACCTGCTCATGCTCAGGAGATGTATGGATCACCTCAATTCTTGGCTGCTAGGTATACAACAGCGCCACCTAATAAGATATTAAGTAATTTACTATTTCGTTGTTGCATTTTCGCTTTTTTGATTTCGTTCTTCTGCTGCTCTAAGTATATTTCTGCTTTCGCTAATGATAGCTTTTGCTCGTTCAGCATCTGTTCTTGCTTTTGCAGTAAGTTCCGTGCTTCTATCAATTGCGTTTTCTGTTCGTTGATTAAGTTCAAGGCTTGTATTAATTCGTTCTTCTGTTCGCTCGTTGAGAGTTTGGCTACTTTCAACTGCTGTTCTAATGCGTTGATTGTATTCAACTGACTGTCTATTGTATTCTCTAGCGTGTCGAAGTTCGTTTTCAGCGTTGCGTATTCCTGTGGTGTCAATGTTACTGGTTCTGTTGGAGTAGACCCATACACAGATGATGCAAACAATAAGCACCACAATAGCAGTGCAATAGCCCCTATAGGCAGAAAATATAGTTTTAAATTTCTCATACATATATACCCCCTATATATTACTTCCCCATTGTTGAGCATAATATTTAGCTTTGCCACGAATTACATCGCCACCAGAACCAGGAACATCACCCTCACGTATAGCCCATAAGTCCCATCGTTCACATGTTGTAGTAGGTCCATACGGTTCGTGAGCATAGTAGCCGTCCATGTTATCGGCGGCCTCGGCATGGGTGAGAACATGTCTAATATCACACGGAATGCCAAGGTCAACACACAGCAACGCTACCACTTGCGCTAAAGTTTCAATCTGTGCATCTGTAGGTGCATATTCACCAAGGTTATCAGTCCATTGAGCCCCATAAGCACAGTCTAAAGCAATACCTACTGCAAAACCATTGCGCATATAGGTGTGGTTTTTATGGTCTGTTAATTCGCCATCAATGTAAATATTCCCATCCCTATCGATGTTAATATGGTAGTCATCAAATTGTTGATTGTACCTACCTGCCGTCCAATGCAAATAGATTTTATTGATTTGGCCTAAAGCTCTACGGCAATATTCGTTTAAGTCAGTAAGACTAACGAGGTGCATTATAATCACTCCTTTCGTTTACTACGGTATTAATCGGTATTTTAGGTGGTTCCTCCAGCTTATCCGGAACACCGTTTCCATCCTTATCAATCCACAAAGCAAGGAACCCTACAAGCGCAGTTAGAACAGAAGGGATGAATATATGATCTATAATGTTTATCCCAACTGAGATAAGCTTACTTGTATCATCTGACAAAAATCCGTATGCCGTAGCTATAACGAAAAGCCCTACCACAACAAGAATTGGGATTATCATAATTAACACGAGTGCTCGTGTCGCTAGTACTCCAGTAGGTCTAATATTAGCAACACGAACAGCACCATATGCTGATTTCAGTCGGTTCATGATTTGATATTTCATTATCAGTCCCCTCCTATATCGTCCGTGTTAAGAGTGATACTTCTTCCTATCGGCATATTGTTTAAAACTTGGACATGCATCAGTTCAGTACTCAGACTTTGAACTGTAGTTTCGAGGTTATTAAGCCTGTGAAACTTCGCAGCATCTCGTTCTTCCAGCTTGACCAATTGCTTTAGTATTTCCTGATTGCTTTTTGTTAAATCAGCGATACTATTGATGGCATCGGATAACTTATCGTCATAGTCCTTACGCTGCTTATCCATGCGTCGAGCCAAATGGTCGTCTAATTCTTGCTTAACCGCAACTAGCGAGGTATGTTCTAAGAACCACACCATCGCCCGAAACGAGCCCCTGAGTGCGGCCCAGATGACCCCTAACAGGGTCACCCAGAATCCAATGTCCGCAAAGTAGGCCGGGATACCGAAGTCCATTAGCAATAATCTAATTTCGTCCATTTATGAACTCCTTATGCTTCTTTCCATTTATTACGGTATACGTCCCATTTTTTACTAGAGTCATGATTATAAATTTCTAAATCTACCTTAGCAATGCTAATATTGCTAGGAGGAATAGACTCATCAGCTACAATAATTTTATTCGGACCATATTCATTACCAAACTTATCATGTAGATTTAAGTTTTCATCATTCCATATAAAAGAAGGAATTTCTAAAACTTTAATCTCAGAAATTTTAAATGCGTCCGGGTGAATATCAGTAGCCTTTGGCAACTTCACTACGGAATACTCACAACCTACAAATGCTTCAGCACCTACTTTAACTACGTTAGGACATTCTAATAATCCTTCTAAATCGCTGCGGCCATAAAATTGCTTAGGTAAAATTTCTGTAGCCGTTTCCGGATTGAATTCAACAAGACCTTTGATTTTAACAGTGCCAATGACATGATCGATTAAGTTAAGATACTCAAGATATATATCATCTGCACCGTAAGGATGAATTCTAATAGTTGCACTTCCGGATTGAATTTCAACAGCTTCTGTTTCACCACTCACTCGAACTTTAAAGCCATCTTGCCCGGATACTCGAATTTCAGTATCCCCTTTTCTTGGTTCGTTAAAGGTAAGCGGCGCATAAGGTTGATCCGCCAACGCATGGACAATAGCAGTTAATATCGCTTCAAGGGTACCACTATTAATAAGAACATTCTTACCTTGAAGTGCTGATATAACTCCTGATAAGTTAGGCAGCTTTGCTTTTAAGGATTCCAACCACTCCTCCTCGGTTCCTACGAATCCATGTGCTAAAGCGATTTCATAAGCACTTTTTCCATTATCACCTACCATGGTTGCTTTTACTTCCGCCTCTACTTTAATTGGACCTTCAAGTCTTACTGGTAACGCTTTGTTTTGCATAATACATTCCTCCTCTAATCATGCATGGCCACATCCTGAATTATGTTGACTACCCCCATGCCCAGTTTGTAATATCGGCTAGGCTCCGATTCCTTATATGCAAAAGCATCATACACATGCTCACCAAAGGACGTAATTTCTAAGGTATCCTTTCCGGAAATATTGAATGTCGCAATCTTCCCAGATGCTACCCCTTGCACTTTAATAACAAGTGGACCACTTGCTCGCTTTCGTATGGCGAATACTGACTTAAACCCTGTCAAATCAACATTGTCATCTTGAACCGCATAAACTATCCCGAAATCCTCGCCAATGTTGAGGTCTATATCCTTTACATTCATTACTTATCATCTCCCTTAATTGAATAGAATCGTACCTTGTTTATCGTACCCGGTCACATCGACCACCAAATACTGAGATGTGGTTTTACCCGAGCAACCTACAGGATACGTGGTGACTGTATTCCAATCAATGAACTGATACGATTTCAGCGACACAGTACTCTCATCGTGAAATCTGAACGTTTGCCACACTCGCCCCGTGTGTGACTTTTTATCTCCATTATTGATATTTGGCCCCCAAACGGATACATCGATTACGGACATGGGTATAATTGCAACCTTGACGCCATATGACTTTGGGTCACGGGCCATGTTTGTAAAAGTATCCGGAACGTAGTTTGATAACTGGTTATACCAATCGTGTGCATAGTGATCAATTACACGTAGGTACCTGATGCGGCTATCATATATCACATCGTTCTGCAGATTGTAATCTGTTGCCCAAGACGCTTTATAATATTTGTGACGACCAAGAACTTGCAAAGCCGTATTAGGCTTACTACTTCCTACCTTGTCAACAAATCGAATACGAGGCGTGTCTACATTAGCCGTAACATCCTCGAAATAACCGAAGCAGTAGAACTTGATGCCAGCTTTTACTTCATCAACCATTGCTTGCGTTACCTTTTCGCCTGGCTTAATTACATCCACTACCAGCACCATTAATTGCTCACGACGTTTATAGACCCACTGAGCTGCGAATTCATATCCTTGCGGAACTGATACTGCGATAAGAGGCGCATCGCCATGATATATGCGATTAGTGATATAAAAGACCTGGATTACATTAGCCTCCCCCGCAATATATCCGTATTGGTATTTACTTGTAGGTACCAGCATAGGCGTGTAAGCTACAGGCTTGAGCGGAATTTGAACCGTTGGCGTTATCCCCCTCATTGCCCCGGTGTAGAGAACTGCATCTTTTTGTTTAGGGAAATTAAGATATACTAGATTGTCATAGGTATCGTTTATAATCGTGACACCTTCTTTATTCTGGATGTTAATAAATTCCATACGCCAGCCACCCTTCATACGTAAGATCCTTAAATTGACGATTGATATTATATTCATCCCGGGACACTGCAAAATAATATGTTATGATATTGCCCCTAACCTCTGCCACTAAGTACTGTCCCATGGCTGCAGCCCAGACATGTTGCCCAGGCCGCAATCCATTCACGGTAATTTGATGACGTCGATTAGGGATGTCAGATACATACATCCGCCCCTCGATACGCGTAAGCCTTTCCTTGAGATTTAGTATGATATTGCCGTTAGCATCATAAGCTAAAACATGCGGTTCCATAATACCTCCTACCAGCACCCAAGTTTAATCCGAGGGTTGTTATCATCATCAAAACCTGTAATAAGGTTATCTTGAATCTCAACACGAGCACCGGTCTCTCTTGATCGAAGTAACCCGATTGTACCGGACACCGCCGATAAACTATCAACATGTAATTTGTCGGCAGTAACTGCGTTGGCCTGAATCATCTTATTAACAATGACGTTATCATCGAACTTAGTCGCTCCAGTGATGTGAATCAATTTTCCCGCAATGTATACACCGGACTGACTGAGGTTAATGCGAGATACCAACTCACCACCATCAATCTCACCAATACTTTTTTTAACTTGCAAATCGATGCTACCAGCTAACTCAGTAATGCGAGATTCCGTATGTGACGCCAAATTCGTGATTCTTCTAGTGGTCTCTTCAGAATTCGTATTAAATTTCTTATCAAGCTCTTTAATTCGCTCATCAACTTTATTCAACCCAAGAGACTCAAGGTCTAGCAAGCTCGCATCAATTTGTGTCTTAATCACGACTTGCTTCTCGTTAACGAGTCCATCTCCGAACACATCCACAAACGAGCAACGTATCCGGTATATTCCGGCTGAGTTCGAATACGTCAGCATGGTGCTAGTAGTTTCAAAATCATCGGTGCGTTCATCTCCGATCACGTGGCATCTGATTGCGTATGCTTGTGCCGGCTTAGTTGAGAAATAAAGATTGAATCCGCCTAACTGGCTTTTTACTACAAGCTCAGGCGCGGCCAACTGCGGAACGTTATACTCATATGTTGCTGCAGTCGAGTATTTGCCCAACGTGCTGCGAGCATATAGATAAACAGTATCCGCTCGTTTAGATAGGGTAAGTACAGCAGAGGTACCTTTAACTCTTACCAATAAAGCATTCGTATCTTTACCAGGATTATTATCGGTACGTAATTCGTAATAGTCGACGTCAGCATTCAGCACCTCATCCCATGATGCGGTGGCATTTCTACCGAACGTAATACCAAAATTACTAGGCATGTCAGGTATTGCATCCATTGGTTTGACTAGTACATCAACCATTTGGGCTGTTTCTGCTCTGTTGCCAAATCGGTCAACCGAGATTGCTTTGATTCGATACTCCTCGCCAGGACCTAATGATTTGATGATAACCTGACTATTACTACTGCCAGCGTACTGCCATTCTTGCCCCGCTACCGGCTTTCCGCTCTTCGACTTTAAGAGATACCAAATCTCCGCTACATCAAAATTGGCAGGATTACTAGGCGGATCAAATAGCACTTGTAGGTCGTAGTAAACACTTTTATCGGCCGTTTGATTGTACCGACTTAGGACACGTAAATTCTGAACATCCTCTGGCGTCTGCATCTTAGGTATGGCTATAGATTTTGTCACGCCAGTAGTCAGCTGGCCTAACTCATTAATTGCCTGCACGCGTACTTCATAGTTCGCGCCTAGCAGCACATCGGATATTGTGGTAGTATTTGTGGATGCTGGATAGTTTCCAATATATGTCCACGTATCGCTCTTTACATTTCGGTAATTCACGACTACATTTGAGACTTTTCCATCGCGAGGTAACTGCCATGTTACACCTATGCGTGAATACATGATGCCATTAGCACCATAGACATCGCTCACTAACCCTACTGATTGAATATCAGATGTACCGCGATTCGTATAATCAATACTTGGCACCGTGCCATCATCTGATACATAGAGTTCTGGATAATATTCCATGCATTGGATCTTACGTGTCATTTCTGATAGTGTCTTTGTAATAGCCAACACACGAAATGGCTTAGCCGATTTAGAAACCTCTCCGAATGCGTATACCGCATCAGGCTGCACCTGTATAGACTCTTTAACAATCACATTAAGTCCTGATACACTTACTACATTAAATGTAGAGACGATATCTGTGGAGTTGCTACGAATCAGCAATTGATAATTCTTCCCTGGCTGCACTGTCACTTCTTTGTCGAGTGTAATCGTCTGTCCACTTACCGCGACCACACGACCGCCCTCGCCCCATTCAGGTATGTCGTGCTGAATTAGAATAATATCTCCTACCGTGCACGCTATGGCATCCGTAAACGCCTCTATCGTCACAGTACGTATTTCATATTTATTGCATCGTAAGAAATGCTTACCGTGTTTATAGGCCTGCTCAAGGCTAGTACACCCCATGAGTTCAACTTGTGCCGGATTTGTTAGTGTATCCGACTCGTCGTAAGTGTCACCGTATACTGGAATGACGTCTCGCTCATAATCCTTATCCTTGTTAAGGAACGATATTTCAACAGAGTTAGCCCTAGCCTCCACACCTTGAAACTCTTCAGTAAAGCTGCCATGTTTGATATTGGCTACAGTAAACAACTGTACCGGTGTGGATTGATAATCACTAACACATGTGAACCTGGTTCCTACAGGAATTACTTTTCCTCGACCTACTGCTTCTGGATACTTTAACGCATCCCATAATCGCATAGCGGTGTCGTATATATAGTTGAATGTAAACCCATTTGTTTTGCACTTATCTGCCCATGCCTTAAATGCGTTATAGTCAAGGCGCATATGGGGCTGTCCGAATACAATATATTCACCGCCAATCTTACGGCAGATGTGAATTAAATCATAAGCAGCCCAAGCCGGATTATCCGCTGGTTGAGCTTCGTACTTATTGATATACGGATTGAACACATACACCTCTGAGCGCTCTTGAATCCATGTCACTTTTGGATCGGTACCGCTTAGCTGAGATGTAGCCAAAGCCTTAATTCCAATGAGGGCTTTCCCCGGATGCACGAAATCGTCATAAATAATTTGGGTTAGCTGCACCCAGTAGACCTTATTGACATGGCGTAAACTCTTCCCATCTTTTGCGCTGCAGCGCATACGAATTTCGTAACGAGCCTTTTCAAGATTGTCAAATCGGAAAACACGATAAAATGCATTATTTGTCGCCTCTTCGATTCGTCCTGCATATTCGGATGCGTTCGCTGCGCTATTGTCTGACTTGATAAAATTCCACGCATCGCGGCGCTTAATATGTCCCGCCATGCCCTTTTGATTTGCTAAAGGTAATGCCTGCCAGGACTCATCACCTACCTTACGAATTTCTGCTTTCAACGTGACAGACGTTCGGTCAGCGCCGCCGCTATCATTTGAATAATATAATCCGTTTGGAAATCCAACAGTTAACTCTATCGCGTCACATGCATCTCCCTGTACCTGTTGCGTGTTCCATGATTCAGTCAATTCATAATTTAGAGATTGATCAGCAAAGTTATCATTGAAATTTGGGATAACTGTTTGGTCATTTGTGCCCTTTCTGATATCCACCTGCACATCCTTATAATTACTGATTGGGTTAGCGTTAATACGAATATCTTCTATCTTTGATAATTCGCCCTCACCCGCACAGTATAAAAGGTTAAGGTATTGCTTTTCGCCATCACTAATTACATGGCGGGATAATAATAACCCAGCGCTTTTCATCCGGCCATACGTCACGGCTAAAGGGTAGCCCTGCCCAGTAACAGTTTCAGTACCTCCCCAGCCATATGTATTTGACTGTTCGGAATTCGAACGGTCAACCTTAGGAGCAGTTAACTTTGAAATGATAACATTACCTATCATCCCTACCGCCATAGCAATTATTGACCGCCAAATTAAGCTTTTGATACCAAAGATAGCACCCGAAGCGATACCACCGGTAAATGCAGCCATCCCTATCGATAGAAGAACACCAAAGAACTTACCCTCAACTCGGGGCATTACTACAATGTAGTCTTCATCGTTTACAATTGTATCCGGTGCCGCCTCATGTCCATTTACTGAGTACGCCCATTCACCAGGTGCGCTGAAGTAATAGCTGATAGACTTGCCCTGTTTAAATGGCAAATATTTTGTATCCCGCTGCTCCGGCTTGAACGGATTATTTACAATGATTACATTAACCATCTGCTACTCCTTCCTTTCATAAATATGCTTCAATCGAGGCACGTACTTTGATATGTGCTCTATACAGGTGCCGCTGTGTTCAGTAGCGTGTATAAATTTACCTTCGCCAAGATAAACCCCTACATGATCGAGATTTTTACCATATAGAGCAAACACCAAAACACTCCCCGGCATTGGCTCACGAACCTCGCGCCATTCATCCATTTGGATTTGGGTATATTCGGGTAGTGGTATTCCACTACGCCGATATACCTCAACAACTACATCCCAGCATTTCATTTCCGAGAATGGGGTACCTATCATATCAGTCAAATCACTTATTGGATGCATATAGTCCTCCTTGCGGAATAGTAGGTTCTCCTCCAAATCGAGTACTGTTCCCCAATTCACGACATCGCGCTAGGGTTTTATTGCATTGATTTTCGTGACCCTTATATCCACATTGAACCCCTTTAAATTTGAACGGGCAGAAATCCTTCATCACACGGATTAACGGGAATCGTCGAGTAAAGCTAAAGTCAGTACCCAGTGTAAACTCCATCCATTCTGCGTTTGCATGAGTTCCCGTAATTACGAAATGCTCCTCTTGCTCGCACACATCAGGTATGTTCGTATTCACTACACGAATGATGACATTGGCTCCAGTGAATCCATTATTAGACTCTGCCATACGCTGGATTGTCCGAGTAACGTTAGATACAGATAACTTAATATTAGGCAAATCCGTTGCGTTCTCGGTGACATCTTGAATGGTAAATGGAAATGCGATATAGGTATTGCCTTGAAATTGGATATTCTCCGTATTGTATACCAATCGAATCGTATCTCCTTTATAGGATATTTCTAACAGCATTAACCACACACCTGTGGCCGATATTTGGTTTTTCTCTAAAATCGATGCCGTTGAGAGCGGTAACATGTTATACCTCCTGTAATTTCACGGTTCCCATCCACACTCCGTAGTCATTCGCCGCAAAGTCTAACTGATCAGCAAATCGTACAGTTAGCGTTTCCCGTGTTTCTGGATGTACCCAGTCGAATACACCCGAACAGTTGACGACGTCATAGAACGCCCGAAGTTTATAGTAATCAGTTGTTGGCAACTTGTACCCTACGGAATATGTCCGCCGGGTCCTTGTCGTCTTCTTCCTGGTAATCAGCGTCATGTTTTCAACTTGGCCTTTATACGAAATATCTGGAGTAGTCTCCTGAATTGGATATATCGGCCATCGAATATCTGGAAATACTGCCATAGTTATACTGCGGATGCCTTGATGGCGTCACGCATACCTCCTTTGTTTGATTCCATAGCACGAACCACTACATCAATAACATAATTCTCACCATCGAACCGAGAGTTCTGTTGCTTACTTTCAAGTTCTTGGCCAGACTGATTAACAATATTAACAACTACGTTGTTACTTGTAGTGCCGCCCATCAATCTACGGGTTTCGCTTGCGGTATAAATGCGATGTGATCCAGAGGATTGTAATAATTCTGGCCCGTTTTCACCAACCAGCATAAGTCCTGGATTTGTTTTTCCTCCGGCAGCGAATCGATTTCCTGTAAATGCAGAACTAAACGAACTACCGCCGGCAAAGGACGACGTCCCTTTTGCAGCACCTAGTGAGCCAATACCACTTACTGCACCACCAAATAATCCTTGCAACTTAGGCATGACATATTGCTGGAACGTTAACTGAATCATCATCTTAATAATGGCGTTCGTCATATCCTTGAATATGTCCTTAATGCCTTTACTAAATGATTTCGTTCCTGTTGCCATAGCTTCGAGGTTATTTGTCCATGCTGAATTGATAGAGCTCATCGTACTATCGAAAGTCGATTTCGCTAAGTCAGCATAATTGGTAGTCTCTTGCTTATATTGGCGTGTGGCTTCTTGTAGGCTCGTTTTCAGACTGCGACCTGCAAGTTCCCATAGCTTCTGTTGAGACTCTAATAGGTTCTTTTCAATTTGCAGTCTTTGAGTAGCCGTTAACTGGGCCTCATTGACTTCACTACGTGCATAGTCAATATAGGTCTTTAACTCTTCAGCAAGTAGTGCATCCGCATCACTGCGAGATAAGCGACCAAGAGTAACCATATTGGTTAAGTGGTCAACGGTTTCACTCGTTTGCGTGTAGGCTAACTCTCTGATTTTCTGCTCGGTATCAGACGCCAATTTTAGGCGCTCCGCTTGAGCTTTCTTCTCAGCGAGTTCCTTATCGCCTACGGCCTTTGTGTACTCACGAACGTTATCATCAATTTGGGCCTTTTGTGCTTCAGCTTCCGCTTTAAGTAGCTGCAAGCGGTCACCTGTGCGTTCGAGATCGAGTTTCTTGATATCCTCGTTCATCTTACGAACACGGATAGCTTGATTACGTTCAGCTTCAGCTAATCGCTTTTGGTACAACTCTTCGTTTTTAGCGCGAACGGAAGCAGTTAGGTCAGACTCAGCTAATTTCTTAGCATTTTCTGCACTGCCGACAGAATCAGCAGTGGCGCTTGATGTAGCGCCTGCATACTTAGCTGTGTCAATATATCCAGTGATTTGTCCAAAATCGGCGGTAACAGATGGCTTAGCGACCACTCCGTTTGTATTAGCGCCAGTATAGCCTCCGTTCCCGTCACTAATAACAATGTGTTCATCACCAAGTACAACCACACCATCGCCAGCTTTAGGAATATATCCGTCACCTTCTGGGTGCCAAGCCCCTACAGCAGCAGCCGCTTCCCATAGCTTATCAACTCGACGTGGTACGTCCGCCCCGAGTGACTGTTTAACTGCATCAGAGAATAGCTTTCCGCAATCCGTAGCCCAGGTGCCATCTGCTCCTAATTTGTACGCCTTACCGAGTTGCTCATTAGCTGCTTCTAGTACACCCGCAGCTTGTCCTGTAGCACCGCTATTCAAGCTTGAAACAGATCGGATAATATCACGAATATTTTTTTCGTTTGACTCATATTGGTTCTTAGCAGTTAACTTATCGATTTCGTATTGACTGCCGTCAATTTGTAAGCTCTGCAAAGTAAGAGACCGATACAACTCGGACATACGCTCTACGGCGCTTGCTAACTTCTCGGCTGCTTGTTGAGCTTTCTTAGCAGCCTGTTCTTGCGCTTTGGCTGCTTTTGCGGCTTCCTCATTCGCTTTATTAATAGCTTCAGTATTCGTTAATCCGCCATTAGCAAGGTCCTCTTTCGCTTTTGCAAGTTCTTCATCGAGTTTCGCTTTCGCAGCATCAGCTTCTTCTTTTTGTTTTAAAGCCGCATCGATTCTAGCGCCTTCTTCTTTTGTAGCTAAGCGGTCATTTTTTACAAGTCCAAGCCACGCACTATCCTCAATCCAATATCGAGTATCATGACTGTCCTTATAGGCCTGATTCATACCGTCAGTGGAATTAGTATTTTTGTGAATACGTTTACCATCAACTTCTACGCCAGTATAAGATGCTTTTGTCTGTTCGTTATATCGGAAATCGAGTAGCGCTTTCCCAGCAAGCCCTATTACTGTAGCTAAAGTTACCCAAGGACCCGCAGCGGCAAGTGTGGCTAGTCGCATAAATCCGAGTGCGCTGGTTAGTGATCTCATGACTATGATTACAGCCCCAGCTTCTGCACCGAATTTGACAATGCCTCCGATAGCTTCCTTTTGCTCAGCGGTCATTGACTCAAATTCCTTAGCTACATCTAGCACACCTTTTGCGTAGTCATTAAACACCGGAACTAACTCATGACCGATGGATACTGCAAGTCTTTTACCGGTGTTTTCTAAATCCTTCAATTCCCGATTTAGCTTTGCCGATTTAGCTGCAGTCTCATCGTCGATAATAAGCCCCATTGCTTTGGCACGTTCAGCCACTTTGTCCATCTGTTCAGCAGACATATTAAGCATGGCGTGCATTTGGTAGCCAGTACGTCCAAAGAGTTCCATTTCGACACGAGTCTTTTCAGCTCCGTCCTTCATGCCTCTTAGACGTTCCTGTATCATCTTGAACACTTCAACAGTATTTTTGCCTTGGATATCCTCGAGCGTATAGCCTAATTTACTAAATATGTCAGTACTAAGCTTTCCTTCTGCCCGTGCGACTTCCATTTTCTCTTTGGCCGCTCCGACATTTTTGGAGAACTTAGCAAATGCACCGGCACTATCTTCCATAGCAATACCCATATAATTGGCCACTGCTAATAGTTCACTGGTTTCTTTTGCTGTTGCACCGGTAATGCCTGATAATTTCTTAACGGCTACATCCCACTGAATCGCCTCTTTGGCAAGTTTAGCACCGATGCCTACTACACCAACACCGGCACCTATTGCCATGAGGTCATTCTTCATTTTGCCAAGGGCGGATTTGGCGCCTTCGGCACTAGCTGTAATTTTCTTGAGTCCGGCTTCCGTATTCTTGTCGGTAAGCTGAACAACAATATCAATTAAATTATTAGCCATTCTTATGCGCCACCTCCAATTCTTTGGCTTCTAATAATACGAGTAAATCGATAAGGTGCGGTAGTGGCTCGATGCCGTAAGCCTTCGCCACTTCTAATACCGCTGGCATATCGAATCCTGCAATACCGCCTGAATGCCATCGTCGCTGCATACGACTAGCGTTGTATACTCGCATTGCTTGTCTCGTTCCATCTAATTGATGCGGGGAATTAAACTCACACTCCGAGCAGTCAAAATTCTGTTTAGTCTCACGTTGCATCTTGATACAATCAGAGCAGTATTTTGGTTTGTCGGAGTTGAGCCAACTCCACGCATCAATTAGTTTTTTTCGATTTCAGCCTTTTTTTCATTAGTGAAACGCATAGTTTCAATTGCTAATTCCATAACGCCATCGTTTGGTGCTTCTGCGATTTCACTATCAGACATCTTATACACATTTTTCATAATCCATTCGGCTAAATCGCGATACCACAATAATTTAGCCGGTTCAGGGGTTTCTTCCGGAAGAGGTGTGTATAACGGATCTAATTCAGCCTTAATCAATTCACTACGCTCAGCAAATGATAAACCTCTTAATTTAATATCTTCAAATGCCATATTGGCACCTCCTAGTATTGTTCTTGATTATTAATTAATGTAATGATGGCTGCGGATTTACCCGCATCTGCGCGATAGTACGCCTTGAATGGTAATTCAATATTGACGCCACGAGGACCGTCGATGCCCGGAGATTGTCGTTCGTACACAAGTTCAGGCAACTTAAATGTAAGTGACCAGTCGTCTTGTTCGAGTCGTAATTCCAAGCTGGATTCCGTACCGTTAACCGCTTTATTCAAAAGGTCCTTATTTTGGAAGAACGCTTTAATCGTCCCCGAAATTGACGCAATACCTGGGTCAATGTATGTTCTAAAACCTTTACCACCAATAGCGTAAGAATCACCATCTAAGCCAAAATCAAAATTGATATCGCAACTTAAAATATTGGCCACAGTAACTCCGCCCTCTTTGATAGTCGCGTTAAGATTTTGGAATGGTAAGAAGTTTACAGCCTTAGCTGCAGCATCAAATGTAGTAGCCGCTAATGTTTCCTTACAGCCCATTACATCCACAGATGCAGTCAATTCAGCGTCACCGCCGAATTTAAAGCCTAATTTACTAATTCGCACACCTGCAAATTGTTGGAATACATTAACATCTGGATATCCCTGTTCAATAGTTAATGATGGCATTGTATTGCCGATTTTAAATACGTGCTCGGACTTCTTGTTTGGTGCCTGGCCAGTTGTATTAGAAGTCGGTTGACCAAATGCAGCTTTTAGCCAGTAGCCGATATCGATTACCCCGACCGGAACCGTTAAGCTACCAGACGTGTCGATATTGCCACGGAATGGCGCTGCAGGATTACGATCTCCACGGATTACAGTGGAGTCATTTAAGTTTTGGCTAGCTTTTACGGAGCTAGAAATAATCGGAGTGATAACTCCGCCAGTGGTTGGCGTTGTACCAAAGTCCGACTCAAACGCAATCGCCACATGGGACTGAGAGCCCTGTGCACGTTTAGCTGTTGCCATATGCATTTCCTCCTTTAATATTCAATAACCCCGCCGATTACATGCGGGATTTCTATAGTAGCTGTTAATCGACCGGTAAACACCGGACGCCAATTCATGCTATCTAATTCATAGTCAATGTCGATTACTGGGAACGCCGGATTCACCTTACAAATGCATTCGATGATTAACTGCCCTAGGTTATCTGATTCTAGCGTTCCATCATACCGAATAATATTCTTAATCCGAGTTGCACCTTTATGGACGATACCCCATACAATCATTAACGAATATGTGTAGGTATCAGCAAGCCCTTCGTTCTTATTACTCGGTAGTAATATGATGCAAGGGCAATCTTCTTCAAGCGGTGCTTCGACATCGTCGTAGCCGACATACAGTTGCGCCGGCTTTCCGTATTTGTCATTGCAAAATTTAGTCAACGCTTCATCATTCGCTAGGGCTTCAGCCCAACGTTCAACGATGCGCGACAGTGGAATTGTCTGTTGCATCAAATCACCTTACCTTGTAGTTACGTCGAAATGCAGATTGTGCTGCCGGTCCATATATAGCGTAGTCGCCTATCTTATCCTCGATATAAGGTTTAAGCTTAGGCTGTAACGCTGCTTTCATAGGACCATAAGTATGACGTGGCTGAATTTTGAACATCGATTTACCCTTAGGCAATGGTACGCCTGCAGCAAATAACTTCTTGCGCATAGGCTCTGTAATTTGCTTAGTGTACCCTTCTTCGATTCGTTCACCTAACCGTTTAGCCGAATTAGATAACCACCCAACTCGGACAGATTGCTTGCCCTTGTCATACTGGTATCCAACTGCATTTGATAACTTACCGAGTGGACTATAGCCGATTGTCCTGGCGCTAATGCCCATATCAAGTAAGGCATTTCGCGATTTAGAGCCCCAGGCCTCTCGTTCAGCTCGTCCGCCACTTTGGTATGCTTTGCGAAGTTTGGCACCAAATGCTGATTCAAATGCAGCACGTCGTGCGGGTGCCATAAAATTGGGATACTTTCGTCCGCCCGGAGCCCCCGATCGGATGCCCTGTTTAATTTCCTTTTGCATCATCCAGCCTGTTGACTTCAATGCCTTGCGCATCCAGTCCGGTTTAGTCTCTGCAATGAAATTCAGATACGGTGTGGCTGTATCTGTAATCGTAATAGGTTCATTACTCATTACGGTCTCACCGCCCTCACGTTATGGACGATTTCCAAACAATACATCGTACCGTCGAAGTTGGAAATGTGATCAACGTACCATTTCTCGCCATTGATATACACTTCGTCTTTTGATCGTGGTTCAGGAACATCCTTAGCACGCACCCAAATCTGAGCTTTATCAGCTAATGCTTTATCGACAAACCCAGATCCTTTGCCGTCATATTCGCCAATCTCCACGCTAGCTTTGATAACTTGGCCTTTGTAGGTAATTCGCTCACCAAATACAGAAAGCAGTGCATTAGGCTTATACCCTAATTTCATAGTGCATTACCTCCTATGGAGTAGGCGGGCATATGCCCGCCCTTACATTACTTTTCTACATTAGGCCAAAGAGCTACATCAACGGTCTTAGCGCTTGCAGATTTTGCAGAAATGGCAATGCCCAATACTGGATTTGTGTCTGTTTTGGTTGCACGCTTTTGCGTTTTATCAAAATACACAACATCACCTACCGCGAATGCATCTGCCACAACCGCATCAACTGTAAAACATCCTGTGACCTTAACCGCACCGATTGCACCAGGCGCAATATCAGTTATTGCCACGCCGTGCATTTTGCCGACAGGGACAATGTCCCCTACGGCAATCATATCGGATGCTGTATTTTTAAAATCAATGCGATCTAATTCTTGAATGAATTGTGCCATATCTAATTACCTCCTAAATCAATTACTAATTATTTACCAGGGTTTTTATACAAACCGCGGAAGTCGAGCGCAGTTGCGTTGCAATCCATTGCTACTTTGTACTCGATGCCGTCAACTTTAAAGCCTGTTTGTGTTTCCAATCGAGGTGTTTCAACACCGTTCAAGTACGTTACTTCGATAGTTTGAACATCTGTAGGACGAGCTGCTAAATACCATGCGTGTGGATCTGTTAATGCCGCATCAACTACAATAGTGAATCGACCACCGAATGGGTTAACTGTATCATTACTACGAGCAGGGTCTACAGTAGATTTAACCAATTGATAAGCCAATGCTTCGAGTTCTGGTGGAATAATCAAATACGTAGGTGCGATATTCAAATTGCGATTTTCGCCAATATGCTTTTGACGGCGCATTGCCGCTACACCCGCAGATAAAGATGCAACACTTAATTCAGCACCAGCAGCCGCCAAGTTGCCTCTGTCAGTACCGAATAGTGCTTTACCGTCACTCAATACGGTATTACCTGTTAGCAACCCGTACACCATGCTGTTGATGGTATCCTTTGCAGAACGGCCAAATTTGGAAGCAATATCTTTGAACACACCCAAATCATCATTGATGATAGCTTGTCGTGTTAAGCTGAACGTACGACCGTATGTTAATACACGAACATCGTTACCAGCTTCTTCCAACTTAGAATCCTTGAATTGTCCACCTTCAGGAACAAGTTTCAATTCAGCTGTTTCAGAAAGTAGAATACGTTTTGCCGGTTTGAAATCACGGTTACTACCTTTGCCGGTCCACGCATCGAATGTAGCTGGTGCAGTTTCGTAGCCTTGTACCAAGGACTTATTTGCTACGTTAGACAAAGCAATTGGGAATGTGGATGTGGAGTTAATCGCTTCACGCGCCAATTCCAAACGGTCAGCATAGTTAGCGGTTAAGCCTTCACGAACTAAAGACTCACGAGCTAATTCCATCAAGGACATAGAACGAAGTTCATTTGCGCCTGGTGCAGGGTTCGCAACAGGGATGCCTGCAGACATCATCAAAGCGTCCTGCATAGCCATGCGGAACTTATCAGAATCTGCCTCACCGACTTTAACGGATACTGGTTTATTACGTTCACGTAACGCGTCCATTACAGCCTCACGAACTTCGGCAACAGATTTGCCGGATTTGATGAATTCATCTACGCCATCAACTTCAAAGTCACGGCACAAACTTGTGATTGTAGATACACGTTCACGTTCTGCCGCAATCAACTTCTTAGCGTCATCTGCATTAAAACCTTTAACTCCGGACTCTGGTACTTCCGGTACTACTTGTGGCACGTTTTGCTCAGTGCCTTTTGCTTTTGCATCACCTTTCATAGGTTCCTCCTCATTATCTTCTACACTTCTGCCTACCCCTACAGTCGGATCTGCAGGGACGGACACAACACTAATCTCCAATGGTTCCCAATATGTAATTACGTATGCTGGGCCTGTAAACCGGCCATTGGAACTTTTAGAATCGGAATCGATTAATTCCTCATATCGACTTATGTCATATCCGACACTCACACCTTGTAATGTGCCTTTTATCACTTTTTGATAAATCTTTTCGGATTCATCATCTTCATCGAATCGAACAATCGCCTTGCCGCGATTATCTTCAATCCACACTTTATCGACGTGACCAACAACTGCGCTGCGGTCATGGTTGAATAGCAATGTGCCTAAACCGTTATTAAATCGGTCTAAGTTAATACATCCGTCGTCATGACACAATATCTCTGTTCCGAACCATCTTTCGTATGGCTCTTCAGAGGAGAAGGACAATTCGACAGTACGATCATCGTTCGCTTCGATATTTGTAATTTGCGCCTCTCGGGCATACTTACCTAAGAGCTGCTTTGCAAATTTCCCCACTAGCTATCATCTCCTTTCATATCAGTGGTGTTATCATCCGCTAGATTCGTTATGTCCCCATTCATATCAAGGGCAACACCCAATTCCTTAATGCGGTCTTGTTCCAGCTTTCGCTGTTCAAGCACTTCTTCCCAGTCTTTACCTGATGCACTACATACATCCTCGAGCGTTGTGAGTCCTGCCTTAATCGCTTCTTTGTTAGCATTAACTTCCTTAACAGGGTCAATCCAAGACCAGCCTGGAGCTAACCACGCTACTTTCTTATAAAGTTTTGGGTTCGCTGCATAGTCATTGGCCGGGATAATTCCCTTTAGGTAGCATGCTTCAATGAAAGCCCGCCATACAGGCATACAAAAATGCTCAATTACAAAACGCTGCATCTGCTTGAATGATTGCTGGTCCTCCAGCATATTCTGCCGAGCTGCGGAGAAGTTACCACTAATATTGCGCGTCACTATGTCCGCGCTTAAACCCATGCCCGACGCTATGCGTCTTGTTTGGGTCGCTGAGTATTCTGATGCGGTTCCTGCATTGCGCTTAGGTTCCGCAAATGAAATTGATTCACCTGCACGTAGATGTTGGATAATCCCTGGCGCCATTGAACGAACTTTCTTGCCTTTACTGTCAATCTTATTTGCAACCATCGGGGCGCTCCCAGTATTACTTGTTACAAATGCACCAAAACATGCGGCCACTCGAGCCGCTATAAGGTCAGCATCCATGTATTCATCTACGTCGTGAATACGCTTTAATACGAGGGCTAACATACTAACCCCACGCAGTTCACTAGGCCTACGCGGTTTATGTAATAGAAAAGCCCTATTACTTGGCAGCCTTGCCTCGTTAAACGACCGTATTCCTAATGGGTCTGTTTGGAATACGTGATATGCTATTGGTCTTCCGTATTTATTAACTTCCACGCCATTAACAATACTGTTGCCATTCTCGCTTACCGATACGGCTCCGATATTCTCGCCCTCGATAAGCTGTAATGATAGTGGTATATCTGCGCCTTCGGAGGTCATATTAACTAGGATTTCCCCATCATAGACCATTCGGCGCAGAGCCATTTCTTGCAACTCGTAGAACGTAGATGTTCCTCGGATATCCGCATTCTCTTTATCCACCCAGTCAGACCAAGCCTCCTCAATCTTCTTATTGAGTCTTTCATTTAGCTTTCCTGCTTTGGTCTTGATTTTGCACTGTGGCTTTATGCCCGTACCTACTACATTCCGTAGTAATGCCAAAACGACACTCTCAGCAAGATCACTGTTAAGTTCTGCTGCACGTGCACGCCCCCTAATCAAATCTCGTTGACCTGATGCCACCTGTTCAGCTGTACCAAATACAGGCATCCAGTCTCCACTCAATCGGTCTGTTGCTGCCGCATCATATCCGCGTTCAAGCGAACTACGAAAATATGCCCTACGAGCAGCTCGTTCTGGATTGAAATATGCTATTACCTTATCGAGTATGTTCATCGTCGCTCCCATGACACGTATGATGTCGTGCTATTACCTTCCTCATCATCAACGCGAGACATTAACTCACGTTCACGGGCGTATAATGTCGGCAGGTCATGCGTCTTAAATCGCTTACCACCTACAGACATCTCAGCGTATCCATTCGTCTCAATTTCCTCGATTATCGTTCGAATACGCTCCAAGTCTTCTCTTGCGCTCATGGTCTCACCTCCTTCTTAACTAAACCAACCTCGGCTATCTGCATTAAAGTCTTCATCATCCGTATCTCCGTCCTCCTCATCGGTATCCAGATTATATTCGGGTAAGTATTTAACACCTACCGAGTCCGCCACCATGGCGTTGTATACACACGTATCCAACAAGTGATTTGTTGGATGACTGGTTAATGGTTTCCATTGCACTGTAACTGCTCCGGTCTTTACATTTCGGATTTCTTGCTTTTCCTCCGACCGGAGGTGCTCCGAATATTCCTCTGGGCAATCCTTAAATAAATGGATTGTGCCAGGCTCATTAGCCGGACGTACCATACGTGCAAATATAAAGTCCTTCCAGTAATCGGTATTCACTACGTACAGCTTCATGCCTCCGATGACGCCCTTCTCGATGCTGCTCATCTTATAAGGCGGCGCTAGAGGACTGTGTGATGAATCACCTTTAACTGGCACGCATACTTCTGGGTACTGCGCACAATACTGATATACTTCATCTGTTCGATAGCCACTATCGATACCGGCCCTCACAATCTTACGGGCCTCACCATACTCTGATGGATATTCTCTATCGATGAGTATCTCGGTTAAGTCTGCCCAACTACTTGCTTGACCATAATCAACTAAGTAACTTGATACACCATGAGCGTAGGCTCTAACCTCCCACCAGAAATGATCTTGCTGTACATCGACAGATGCGATAAGTAGTGGCGCATGCTGCGGCACAATACCTCGAGGAACTTCCGATTGCGTAAACACGAGGTTCTGCGTGCTTTTAGTTTTCGCAGATTTCCACGGCTCCGCTAATCCAGAGTTGATAAAATTCATCAACTCACTTGGCTTATCCTTTGATTTAACAAACTCATATGCCACATCGCCAAAGGTAACCCATGGAGAGTAAAGGGATGACATATGATAGGCAACCGACCGGACAACTCGGACTTGTGATTCATTCACCGCACGCCATTCACCTTGCCGGAGCATATCCATCTTGTGCTTATCATCAATACGTTGCTTACAATTTTCGCACTCATAATATGCGGTATCACGTATCATATCCGCATTGCCATGGTGTTCCTCCGGCCATTTTATCTGTTTGAATTTGAGTGTCTGCGACACCCCGCAATGCGGACATGGCACGTAATACTGCTTGCGTTCATTTGCGTCCATATAGGACTGCCAAATATTGCCACTTTCAATCGTAGGAGTTGACACTCTTACAATCTTCTTATCAACGAATGTCTTGGTACGTTCCTCAGCCAGCTTAATTGGATTCGCTTCCTTACCAGAGAAAGCTGGATACTTATCAATTTCATCGAAGAATAAGTACTTAATTGACCGACTTGATAAGCTGCTTGGTGAGTTCGCCCCTACGAGCACCATATAGTTCCCATTAACGAAGTCTAACTCCAGCAACTTACTGCCCTCGTCATACATATCTGCCAATGGTTCTACGCTCCGGATCATCGGTTGCACACGTTTATCGCTAGCAAATTTTGCGATAGTATCCGTCGGATAAACCATCATGACTGGTGATGCGGTTTGGTGTAACGCATACCCAATCATATTAAGCTCAGCTTCCGTCTTACCAATCTGCGCCCCGAAACATAACGAGATGCTTTCAATAAGAGGGTCCGTGAATTTGTCCATAGGCTCCTTGAGATAAGGTGTCCGCGCTGTACGCCATCGTCCAGGTTCAGCAGATATATTAGTCAGTACCCTGTACTTATCTGCCCATTCCGAAACGGTGTATCTTTCAGGTGGCTTGAACGCTTCCAGTTCCTCGGGGAACCAGTCAACCTTTGGTCTTTGCTTTTCCCGCGGCTTTGACTTTCGGCGTGTACTCGCCTTCGCGTGCGTAGCTTTCGAGGTATTCTTCGACAAGGCCATTCACCACCTTTTCTACACGAGCACGTTCTTCAGGATCCGTGAACTCACTTCCGATACGCTTACCTAATTTTGTAAACGATGTCTTCATCTCCAATACTCGGTTAGCCCATGCCTGTGCCACATCGACACGAGGGACATATTCGCCATTAAGCACATCTAGCATTTTCTTTTCTCTTGCAGCCTTTGCTTCTTTATAATCTGCTTCGGCTTCTAACTTACGAGTTGATGCGGATTTGCTTTTAGCGTTATCGCCTTTTGCCTGCCCTAAATATACGAGGACTTCCCGGAGATTCCACCAACCTACAGAGGCTTTAGGCATTCCTGCTTTATGATGTCGAGAAATAATTTCCGGAGTGACCCGCAAGAGGTCACATAGTTGAGTGCTGGATACGAGCAGATTGCCTGCAGCATCAAATTTCACTCTGGGTTTTGTGTCCGCCATAGGTGTACTCCTTTCTAAATTCGTCTTTCTACATTCAACAGGAAAATTTTTCTCACAGAGAGAGGACCATCGCGCGGGGGCGACCAGCGGCCATTTTTCGCCCGCGGAGTACCTTTTCCAAATTTTTATTTTCTCAATTAGGCATTATCATTGATACTCAATAAGAAAAAGGGTAGACCTCAACTAAGTAAGGTCTACCCCGGGGCAGTGCAGCAGGCAGACATATTGTGCGGGCCAGACACTGCCTGCTATCTACTACATTTACATTATATTAAATTAAGAGTGTGCCATTCTATGCCATCTTTTCAAATTCAGCTATTGCTTTCTTGTGAAGTCTGTGAACTTGTCGCCACGAATACCCTAGTTCGACAGCTATCTGCTCCCATGGCAATGCATTAATGTATCTGAGATTCAGTACATCCCTGTATTGTCCGTCAGTTATTTGATTGATGACTTGCTTGACCTTGTTTCGAGAATCAATCAATTCATCCCATTCTCTGTTCAGCTCCTCCCTACATTCTTGTAAGTGCTTACTGATTCGTGGCATAGCATCTCCCGATTCACATATCTGTATAGCTTCTGAATGTAAATCTCGGTTAATCGCACTTAGCTGAATCTCTAACGCACGCATTCGCTGCTCAGTATGGCGGACAGCTTGTAGTTCTTCATTAGCCATCATATGCGATAATCCCCATATTTACTGATAATCATCTGTGCTCGTAGTAATCCGTCAATGTATCCGCTTTCACGAATCCTATCATCTAGCATAGGTGATCTCAGTTGTCTATTACGGGCTCGTATGATGGCAAGACTTAAATCTGACTGTATGGCACCTACAATCACATCTGACCTGCTTCTACGCTTTTGCATCCTTTACCTCCATACGTTCGACAATATCCTCGATGGCTTCTACCATATCTGCTTTGCATTGCTCAACAGCGGTAAACATCTCCTCACACATGGCGTACGCATCATCACTCAGATCATCATCTAATCTCTCGGCAATATTATCCTTGAGATTATCTACAACCTTAACTATATCCATGACAAGATGATACGTGTCATCTAGATAGTGCCCTTTGTTAATTAGTAGCCGCTCGACTTTTGTCATGTTCTTCCCTCTTTGCAATCTCCCGATTTAGATACCAACGGGCTTTTTTCAAATCCTTAATAGCATCGTCCTTATGACCAGCTCGGGATACATACTTCACTACATTACCCAATCGATACCCTAGTTTCTTGTCTTCGATGTAATCGATAACCTCGATATCTCCTTGTGTATAATGACTTGGGTGGTTTATATCATCGCATTGATTAACTATGCGATTAGGAGATTTATCTGCTATAACTTTCTTTATTGTTAATCCTGATTGATTCGATACCTTCTGTAATCGTTTTAGATTTTCGTTAGCTGCCAAACGTTTTAAAGTTTCATTAGCTGATAACTTAATAGGTGGCGGCGGTGGATTATTGGGTCTCTCATACAATCTACCTGGTGTAAGCCCCAATGCAGCCATATATTTTCTATTATCAAGATATTTATCAGTGATATCTATAACTTGAATAGTCGTGTAACTCACTATTACCACGATGGCCCCGATTAATCCTGCCATTATAAATTGATCCATATTAATCATCCTTTCTGTATTTATCGATTCTTGCTTTTAGACTTTGCAGCACATATTCCTGTGCTCGGTCTTTTTGGGCTAGCGCATCCATCATATCCTCATCACGAGTTCCCTCACATATTAGATGATGGATAATTACTTTCTCCATTTGACCTTGGCGATGTAACCGCTTATTAGCTTGTTGATATAACTCAAGACTCCAGTTTAACCCGAACCATATTACGTGGTTACCGCCGTCCTGTAAGTTAAGCCCGTATGCCGTACTAGCTGGGTGTGCTAATAGGATATCAATCTCTCCAGCATTCCATGCTATCTCATCATCAGCACCCTTTAACTCACAGACTCGTAATTTAGTCTTAGCTAATGCTGCTTTTAGTCGTTCACAGTCATGCTTGAAATTGTAAAACACTAATGCAGGCTTGCCGTTTAACTGTTCTACAAGTTCCATAAATGCCTCGATTTTACAACCATGTATCTCGTGAACGTTCCTGTCGCCATCATATACGGCACCGTTCGCTAACTGTTGTAGCTTTGTGGATAATGCTGCTGCACTCAAAGCTGTGATATCTTCGCCTGCTTCAATCAACTCTAGTACAGATGTGCGCTCCATATCTTCGTATGCCTTTTTAGCTTTTGAATCTAACTGCACATATTTAATATCGTTGATTACTGGAGGTAGCTCCAAATAGTCACTGGCTTTCATGGATATACATAACCCAGATATTGCCGCCATGATACTGTCATTTGAATCGGATTTAGGTTTATAGGAGTACACCATTTCGCGTGACCTCTGATCGGGCTCGAAATAGTAATCTCTAAATCCTGTGTACGTTTTTCCTAACGACTCACCTCGGTCTAATAAATACACTTGCGCCCATAGGTCGATTAATCCATTAGGGGCTGGCGTACCCGTTAACAACACCATACGCTTGATGTGATTATACATATAGACTAATGATTTAAAGCGCTTAGCTGTGTGATTCTTAAAAGAACTAGATTCATCCACAACTACCATGTCAAATGGCCATGCATTCTTATAATAATCAACTAGCCACGTTACATTTTCACGATTGATGATGTAGATGTCGGCAGGCGTGTTTAAAGCCTTAATACGCTTTGTCAGACTACCTAATACAGTTGATATCCTTAATATACCTACGCCGTCCCATTTTCGTGCTTCACGTTGCCATGTAGCCTCCGCCACTTTCTTAGGCGCTATGATTAGCACTTTACGAATGGCGAATCGGGAGTACTTCAATTCATATATGGCAGATAACGTGATAATCGTTTTCCCTAAACCCATATCCAGGAATAACCCTATCTTATTTTGATTAACGGTCTTGTCGATACAATATTGTTGATACGCATGCGGATTAAACTGCATTACGCTTTCACCCCAAATTCTTCTATGAATTGATCCAGATAACCAGCCACCTCATCTGCACCTTTTAACACAAATACTTTTTGATTTAACTTTTGTAGTTCACGGGCTTGGGCACCCTGCAACCGCGAAAGTACGCCTTTGGATGTCTTCAATTCTACGAAATGGATAACACCATTTGGCCATATGACGATACGATCAGGCACACCGACATTACCAGGGGATACAAACTTATACGCTTTACCTCCCGAACGTTTGACGCCTGCAACTAATTTTCTCTCGATATCCTTTTCTAACATTTCTCACCTCTGAAATCTTTAAACGTTAACATGTTTACATACGCGTATATGAGGGTTCAAATTAAGGCTGTAAAGGGCGTATTTTTTCTTAAAACTCTTTGTTTTGATATTTACCAGTATATAATGTTAACAATGTTAACCAACCTATATGAATATAGATAAATACTGACTTTATGCGTTAACATAGTACGTTAACATTCTCCGAATTCGTTAACATTCTAATGTTAACAAAAATACTGAGAATGTTAACGCTTAATTGAGAATGTTAACGCTATAATTTCAGTTTTGACTCGTTGATTCTGAACCCTCTTTGATGCCCATATTCACCAAATCTCATCAACTGACTTCCACCCATTGTGTACGGGGAGTCCGCCAGTATCTGATTAATTTCCCTGGTCTCGATCTTCTTCATGCGACTTGGGTCGTTACCGAAACACTCCCACCATACCTCTGCCGCACAAATACGGTCACGATATACTAACTCTTGACCCTCGGCAGGTTTAGCATTCATGCTAAGATACGTCCTCCTGGCGCTCCGACTCATCACATTCCAATTTAAAGGCACTTTGATTAATAGAAACTCGTTAATCAGTCCTGCTTTGGTATTTGATTCCATGTGCGCCTCTCTAGCCGCATCAGCCAGTTTTAGTACGTTCGGGTCATCCTCGATAATGAGGCTTTCCCCGCTTTTATACCGATACAAAGCCTCCGCCCATAACTGGTCTACTTCTCCCGGAAGATTAACGAATATATTCTTTCGCGGAGTTGTCATTTCAAGATCAATAGGCCAAAATCGGCGATTGCCTGTAATATCTTTTAGGAATTCATATTGATTCGTGCTACCAAAGAACACGCACTGCCGTGGATACTCTTGCGTACGTCGGCCATAGGCTTGACGAAATACATCTACTTGACGGCTTAGAAATTGCTTAGATGCATTTTCTTCAGCCCTCGAATACCCAGCCATTTCACCGGCTTCTATAATCCATTTACCTTGAATACCTTCTGCGGCTTCTTTACCCTCAAAGGTATTTAAGCCGTCAGCGTACCACTTCTTGCCCATTGTGCGGATAAGAGTACTTTTACCAATACCTTGACCGCCGATAAGAATTGGCATCGTATCATACTTGCATCCAGGCTCAAACGCTCGCGCTACTGCCGCCGTAAATGACTTTCTAGCGGCTGCACGGGTATATACATTATCCTCAGCCCCTAAGTAGTCGATGAATATGGTATCTAATCGGGCGATGCCGTCCCAGGATAACCCGTTAAGGTAATCTAGTACTTCATTAAATCCATTTTGCTCAGCGCACATAATGAGGGCATCCATGATTTTATCTTTGCCGGTGATATCATATTTATTTTCTAGGTACCACCGTAAGCCCGCATCATCTGCGTCTGTCCATATGCGAAGTCCTGGTGTTGGGTTCCATGGTAGGGCCCCTTTTGCCACGTATCTCGAACCAAATCTATCATAGGCAAGTCTACCGACAAGCGCCGGATCATGGTGCATGATTTTAAGCATGTTATCTAGTGTGTTCTTAGGTCGACCATTCTCGTCGTACTTTAAAGTCGAACTTTTCATCCAGTCGACGTTCGTTAACGCGTTAGGGTCTAGGTCGGATGTCTCAGCGTGAGCCGATACATCCGTGATAATATCAGCAAATACATTTGATGCCGATTCTCGGGCACGGGCCATGTTGAGTTCGTTAACGACTACCGTATCTTGCATAGCTAGTTTAGACATAGCCATGTAAGATGGCAGTTTATGCCCAGGTGTCCCATCCTTAGCAGCCTCATCTAAGCTGTGGAACTTATGTAACCGGATAAGGTCAAAGGCATTAACTAATTGACCACTACACGGGTCAGTATTATGGTGACTGAACAGGAATGTATCGTCATCATAGATAACCGCCCCTGCTACTGTTGAGCCAGTAACGAACGTTAAGCGTTCCTCGCTGCCGTCAACATCGACATATGCATGAGGTATGAATTTATCAATCGCCTCACGGATGCCGTATACTCTACAAAAGGCTCCTACGATACCTGGCTTTTCTCTCGGATCAGCTTGCTTTGCAAGTAGTTGTTTCTCATGCTGCGATGCTTCCTTACCAGGTACTTGTGGCCAAGAACGCACATCGCGCCAATCGGTATATTGGCCGAGCATACCGTCAGCAGATAAGAATGCCTTATCGCCTACGTAATATACATATTGCGCATCATTCGGGCATGATGGCCAATACATGAGCCGAGAAGCTTCGAACGTAGTTCCATCCATCATACCAATGCCGATGAGCTCCGCCAGCTTACGAGCAATAGGCTCATATTCATCAGGTGTCATCGTTCTATCAGTAGGGACGATAACACGTAACCGTGGACGATGCACCGTATGAGAACGGGTTGAGTAGATGACATAAGCCATGCCTAGGCTGTCAATCGTGCGAGCAACGTTCTCACTTTCCCCAGGCGATATGGCATCCATATCAAGGGTAATTAGGTCACGCCCAGACACGTTGATAGCTTTACGTTGTAGACCGTTTAACGTACCACCAACAAAGCCGCCTATGTCCTTTAGCTTGCTTTTCTCAGATTTTGGCAATCTGTGGTATTCGTCCACGGTTTCTGTTGTACGAACGGGGATTTTGAGGCGTTCACAAAACTCGGACCACAACATCTCCGTACGGGTCCATTGCTTTGATGTGCGACTCGCACCGATACTGATGGTAATCAGTTTATCGTTTTGCAAGTGTATCCCCTCCTAATCTTTCATATAATAGTCGTTAGTAAATCCTGCGGATGATAATAGCAGCCCGTCTGCCCAAGGTATGGCGATTGAGAATATAGCGTTAACATCATTTAACGTAGTTTCTGCATTCTCCTTGTTGATTTCAAGTACAGCTTCATCATGAATGTGCATAATAATTTGATATCCTACATCCGCCAATCGGTGCAGAGTCAAAGCTAAGCAATCACGAGCGACTGCTTGCGTGATGTTTTCGACTAATTTGCCTCCATAGGTGCTTTCAGTAACCCATGCAGCGTTTACTTTAGTCTTAAAATGTACAGCATCCTTACCGAACGCATTCTGCTTAATGCTTGGGCTAGGATAAAATAGCTTACGTCCGCTAGGTAACTCAATCGTCATATAACGGTAACCGTATATTGGATCAATTTCCAAACGGAACATAATGCCGTGGTCAAGGCCTATAGGATTCCCGGTAGTAACGGTGTACACGGCCGCATTCTCAACGGCATACCATAAATCTCTTATTCTAGGCGATGCGTTGCGCCATAAATTTACGATTTCAGGTAATTCCTCCTCATGAAGTCCCATATCAAGAGCTCCCATGGCTTTTAATGCATTCACTCCGCCTTGATAGCCGAGTGCCAATTCAGCGACTTTGCCCTTTTGTCTAAGGTGACCATTCTCGCCATGCTTAACAACGGGAACACCAAACATCGATGATGCGGAAGCACAGTATATATCTCCGCCCTCAGCGAATACTCGCTGCCGCCAATGTTCTCCCGATAACCAAGCAATAATACGAGCCTCAATGGCTGAGAAGTCGGCCACACATAATGTATTGTCTTTTTCAGCAATAATTGAGGTACGAATTAATTGAGATAGCGTATCCGATACATCGCCGTATAGAAGTTCTAACCCTTGACGGTTTTTAGTTTTAACGAGATGCCGAGCCGTGTCGAGGTTTTCGATGTAATTTCTCGGTAGGTTTTGCACCTGGATAAGACGACCCGCCCAGCGTCCGGTACGGTTGGCACCGTAGAACTGCAATGTTCCCCTGAGTCGAAGATCAGCACCCATGGCACTATCAGTCATCGTATATTTAGATACAGATGACTTAGCTAGCTTTTTACGAATCATGAGTACTTTTGCGGCAACGTCATCAGCATCCATCAGAGCATCGGCCACAGTGTCCTTAGTTAACTTTTCAAGACTGACATTAGTATTATTGTTTAGCCAATCAAGTAATTGATTCCGGCTGTTAGGGTTGCTAAGTCCTGTGATTTGGTAAGCCTCATTCATCAACATTTCTCGATTTTCCTCATCAATGTATAAGGCACCCTCAACCAATTCATGGTCAATGCGTACACCTCTACTATTGATTTGGATATCAAGATACCAATCTTTCCACGTATCATCAGGTACAGGGAAAGAGGCTAATCTGTGATAACATTCCATCTCAGTCACAACGTCCTGGCGGTTGTACTCGATAAAAGCATTCCACTTATCCATATCATGTCTAGGTAGATTACGGGTACGGCCCCCATTACGTTTGGTAGGCTTACATGGTGTACAAAAGTACTTGATAAGTGCTTTCCCCGATGTGTCCTTTTTCTTATCCTGAGGTAACCCCAGGGCCTTGCCGAGTAAGGCTAGGCCCATAGGATATCCTAGGTAGGCACCGTGAATCATCGTGCACTGCCACTGATCAACAGATGTGAGTAACCCTGCACGATTTAGACACGTAATTTCAAATTGTGCATTGTAAGCGTGCTTGATTACATCTGGGCTTAATAAATCACGAATTACACTGTCAGGAATTACTCCTCCCTGCGCTAAATCTACAACTTCAACAGGACCAAAGTCGTAGGAATACGCAAATAGTAATATGGCGAAATCAGGTGATTCAGTGTATTTGTACACTCCGAATGAGATATCAGTCGATGAATATGTTTCTATATCAATACTTAGATGCCTCATATCAGGCACCTATTAGTAAGGTTGACCAGTTACAGGGTTAATCCCTACAGGAGCCTGTTGTACAGATTGCTGAGGTGTCGTAGCATATGCCGGTTGTACATAACCCTGTTGAGCTGCTTGTTGTTGCACAGGTTGACCTGCTGCTACTGGAGCACCGGTATACACATTAGCTGCGCTACCTTGATGTGCACCAAATACAGAGGATGCTGCAACAGGCATGCTACCCAACGCTTCACCATCGCGTACTTTTTGAACAGGTCCTAAACCACATCCGATACCAGTGGATTGATTGGAGTAGAAGAAGAATCGAACGAGTACATTGACATACATGCCGGAGTATACTTGTGTAGGATTTGTGAGAGGGTTACCTTGAAGATCTACTACTTCAACTTTATAGCTAGCATCTTGTGCTGCTGTAAATACCCAATGACCTTTACATTCAGGGCCAAATTCCTTACCAGATTGTGTGTAACCATCACCGTCATGAATTGGTACTTTTGGCTGTGCCGGAACACGTGCGCCGAATTTAGTACGAGCTGATTGGATAGCAGCTTCGATAGCATTCATGAGAGCTTTGTGTTGAGCTACATCAGTTTTAGGTAATAGAATAGTAGCTGAATATCTAGGTTTAGCACCAGGTTGTGTGGAATTAGCCCAAGGTTCTAATAGGTGACAATATGATACACGAACATTTTGCAATAATACTTCAGTTGGTTGCGGAACGAATGACATAATTAATTACCTCCATTATTATCATTAGATACATTAAATATTTGCGCCGCAGTAGGTTGATTGGTAATCCGAGGGCGCTTATCGGATTCCTCAACTAGGGTAGGCTTGCCTGCTTTCTTAACTATCATGTCGCCTACCATATCATTAAATTGGGTTTTACCGATGGTCTTTTCCATCTGTGCCAATGTTAATGTCTTGCGTTCATATAGAATGCTTTCATCGATGCCTGCTTTGATTAAAGTATCAATAGCAGCATCGGTGTCTTGAAATGCCCGACTACCACGACCCTCTACAGCTTTCCAGCCAGGGACTGTCACTCCGTTAAGGGATTCAGTGAGTGCGTAGTATTTCATGTCTTCGAGCCAAGCAGCGACGTCTTTTCCTCGACGAAGATATTCACCGAGTTCTGTCATCGAGATAAGCCGAGGATCATGATTAGAAACTAGCGCACTGTGCAATGAGTCGTTTGCATCATATCGGGCTTTGCACTGTTGTTTTGCCCTGCAGAATCTGCACCAGTCACCGGGTTCAAATTTACCGTTACCAGACATAGCCTCATCTGCGCGAGGTTTGACAAATGTATTACCCCAATCCAATAATTCTGCTGTAGGGATTTCCCATTCGCTGATATTATTAACACGGGGCTGCACGATAGTCATTTTGACCGTATTGAACATATAGAGTAATCTATACGCATCAATCGCACCAAGAGCATATAACATCATTTGCGGATTGTGTTCCGCATCAACGACTACCCCTTTTCCGTGTTTATAATCAACGATGTGCAAGGTGTCGCCGGATAGAATAATACAGTCAGCCGTGCCGAATCCATCGGGTACATAACGGCTAAAATCAACGCGTTTTTCAATGGCTACTACTGGAGTTGCCGTGCAACCTAACATAACACCTTTGACATATTCAAGGTATGTTTCCGAAGTATCGTCCATTTCTGGTTGCCACAATTCATCCTTTTTGATTTTGTTGAACTTGCGAGTGTATGTGGATTTCGCCATGGCCGTGGTATACTTCTGTAGTTTTAGCTCACACAGTTCGTGTGCCAGGGTTCCTTCCTTTGCATACACAGATGTACTATCGGGAAAGTTCTCCTCTAGGAGAGGAGCGGCTGTACAATGCAGCCACCGGTGCGACCCCGATGCGTTTAATAATGCATGTGATCGAGGTGCCATTAGATTCTTGCCCCCAATCCTCTAATTGCATTTACTAATTCAGGGTATCTGTCCTCAGGTACTTCACCCAAGTATTGAACACCGAATTGTGCCATTAATTGTTGCAGTTCTACAGCTTTCCCTGCGTCAAGTAATGGTGCAAGTGCCGCTTGAATTTCAGGCAATGTATATTTCTTAACTTCCTGAGATACTGGAGCAGTAACAGGTGATTGCACAGGTGCGGTAACTGTTTGTACCGGGGTATCAGTTGCCACGTTGACAGTTGGTGCCGTAACAGCTACTTGAGTAGGAGTAACTTGTACAGCTGCATTAGGTGCCGTCATGGATATGGAGTTTGGTTGCACAGCTACCGTTGTAGTAGGTACTCCTTGATTTGTATCTTGCGGAGCTAAATTAGATACGCACACGGACGGTGCTGCTACTGTAGATACCACTGTATCCACTATGCCAGGGGCTTTATCATCCATTGCTCTATCGCTATCTACAAAACTTTTGAATTGATTTAACACAGCTTTTAGCTGATTATATACATCTAGTACATTAACTCCTTGAACTTCAACTTTAATCATTCTTTAACTCCTCCTGAATATTAATAATTGATTGGTTGTAATACGATTCTTTTAACTCAAAACCTAAAGCCCTACGGCCCATACGAAGTGCCATAACTGGGACCGTTCCGATACCGGCAAATGGATCAAGTACGATATCATTTGGATTACTCCACAATTCGATGCATCGAGCCACAGTATCTAGTTGTAGCGGGCATATGTGACGCTCGTCCTTATTATCTCGAGCTGCTTTATAATTCAGAGTATGTGTTTGACGGATATCAGCCCATACGGGATTAGCATATCGGCGCCATACTTGATGGCTATACATAGGCTCCGTATTGTATTTTTGCTTTTTATCAAACAAATCTGGATCGGGCGCAGGTCTTTCAATTCCTTTGATTCCCTCAGGTTCCTCTTGACCGAAAAACTGGGTAAACCCTTCCGGGTGTGCAATAGGTTCTGGATTGTCACCAGGTTTACGCAACGTCACGATGTAATCAGGCGCCCCCATTCTACACATGGCAGAATCTTTTATAATTTGCTTGTGCAAAAGCCCTAGCGCCTTTGTCCGAGTAGCCTCAATGAGAGGGTCTTTCCAAATCGTGACACGAGAATGCATCACGAATCCAGCATCCTGAAAAGCTCGAATAATGTCACCAGGAAAGTCTTTCATTCCGATAACACCGTCCTTGGATTTCGTGAGTGGTAAATCCATACAATGAACTGATACTAATCGCCCAGGCATTATTACACGATGTAATTCAGTAATTAAATACTTGAAGTGCTGCCAAAACTCGATATCAGTAGATGAGTTGCCCATATCCCTATCAGAATTAGAGTAAACATACAAGCTACTAAATGGAGGGCTAAATATAGAGTAATGAACGCTATCATCAGGTAGCCCTTTCAGCACTTCTACTGAGTCGCCATTATAGATTGCAAATCTGGACTCAATTAACTGATTTAGCACGTTCACGTTGTAGGTCCTCCTTTGCTTTCTTATTTAGCGCATGTAGCATTGCAAATCCAAAAAAGGCGGCTACTCCTTTATTCATGCCTGCATCAACAGCTAATCTAATTGATTTAGCTGCTTTTAATTCATTGATGTGGATGACTCTTATGTTATGATCCTTAGCATAAGCTAATTCCAAGTTGCACCCGGTTGAGTTCTCCCAGCCGTTGCACATTACGATTGCATCGCAGCCACTTAAAAGGTCAATGCACCAGTCTATGCCGGTATCATAATCGACCTTATTGTACAGATGCCCAAACATATGTATAGGTGAAAGGAATATGTTATGCGTATCACTGCCAAATGGTTCCTTTATTGGAAATACACCCATATCTTCCTGCAGCCACTTTAATACAGAGTCGGCATTCTTTTTGTTTTTAGCCAATCCTCCGAATGGATGGCTAACGTAAATTTTAGTCATATAACAGCCCTCATTTCTGCCCAGTTAGGTAACACCATCGGCACACATGGATTGTATTCCGTTGATTCCCGTCTAGTTTTAGATAATTCAGTACGAACAGCGTCACGAGTAAGCGCAATCATAGCATCCCTCATTTTTAAAGCATCCGCTTCCTTACGTTCGATGTTCGCCTTAACAGCGCCCTCCTTTTCAGAGATTACAATATAAGCATTCACCTCATGCTTCTGGCCAAATCGCCAACATCGACGAAGTGCCTGATAATACTGCTCGTAGCTATCAGATAGCCCAACAAATATCATATTGTGGCAGTTTTGCCAGTTCATTCCGAATCCAGCGATACTTGGTTTTGTCACCAAGCATTTTAGGAATCCAGAACCAAAACCTAACATCATGCCTTGCTTTCGAGTTGCCTTATCACTACCTTTGACATCCTCTGCTAGATCAATCATTTCCTTCAGAGTGGTCGATTCATCGTTAAGGTCACACCACACTAGCCATTGCTCATTAGATGCGTTGACTAAATCAGCTGCTGCTCTACATCTTGATTCAAGAGATGCTTTGCGGGCTCTGCGGCGTTCCAGTAGCGATAAAGTAGGGACATCCTCACCTGTTTTATCAACGACAATTTCATGCACATGTAACTCAGGTAACTCATATCCGTCATCGTCGTATCCCAGAGATGCTGGGTTATCTAGCACAACCGCCCATGATGCCATCCATTCCCAAAAGGTATTTTCTGCATGACCTTTCAATCGCCATTTAGCGGTATCGCTACCATCGTGCGTGAAATACATAGATAACATCTCGTTACGACTCATGATGCCGAGGAACTCCGCATGATTGCCAAGTTCCATATAGTCATTCGGCGCGGGTGTTGCCGTACACGCTAGCCGATATGGCGTATTACTGAATCGATTAATCAAATCCGTACGTACTTTACCAGTGAATGATTTTAGGATACTTGATTCATCCAACACGACACCTATTAGATTGTCGGTGTTGAAGCGTCCTAGTTTCTCGTAATTTGTAATATTAACGCCTGGCACAATGTCATCATCGGATTCGCATATAGTCACGGGAATATCGAAACGTTCACCCTCAGACTGTGTTTGAGCGGACACAGCTAGTGGTGCTAATATGAGTACTGATCCACCGGTATGTAGATAAATCTCATACGCCCAGGACAGCTGCATTAAAGTTTTACCTAATCCGCAATCTGCGAATATAGCAGCTTTACCTTTTGCCAAGGCCCATTTAACGATATCTCGTTGAAAATCAAATAGATGTTTGTTTAACATACCTGCGTCAATAACAAATCCGTGAGATTCTGACATTTTAGACTTCGAGTTGATGAAAGCGTTATAATTCATCGACAGACGCCTTCACAGATTCATACTCAGTAAGTAATGCCGAGAATTCTGGGTTATCTTTTGCAAGTAACCGATACATGGTCAAGCGCTCAGCGTTCTTAGCCTTTTGTTCGAGTTTATTTTCGATATCCTCTAGCTTAGCTCGATCAATTTCGCGCTTATTACATTTAGAAATATCGATAACCGCAACGACCTGTTTGACTACATTTCCTTTGAAACCTTGCATCCGAACAGTATCAAGGTCTTTTGCTTTTTTCAAAACGCGTGCAAGACCTAGTCCATTTCTTGATTTAACAACAACCCAATCACCGACACCAATGTTGTCGATTGGAACATTTGTATCGGATTCGTAATATCTAAACCAAAATTCATCTGGGTTATGCACAGGTGTATTATTTTGCCAGTAATAATCACTGGTATCGTAAGTAACTAATAAGAATTCCATAAGATATCCTTTCTGTGGTATACTTTAAGTGGATATATTTCTAATTTGAGCTTGTTGATGTTGCCGCATCATCAGGCTCATTTTTCATGCCCAAATCCTCGCATTCATCAGGAATGCAATAATCTTTCTTTGGGCATTTGTTACAGTCTCGCAATTTAATCACCACCTTTCAAAGCACTTAAATCAAGCACCCTCTCAGGCTTTCTAGCTTCCCATGTGTAATAATCCAAGCCTGCTTCTCTTAACGCATCTGCAGCAGCACGTCCGGTTTGAGCTTCATCAATAATTCTGTAAGCGCTTTGTCTGGCGTTGCGTACTTTTGCTAGTCGTTCCACGAATGGCTTTATGAGTTCACAAATAGTAGCCCATTCTTTTGGTGGTTTATGATGGAAACTCTTACATCGACTAATCATACGATCTATTAAAAATTCCGAAGTCGGCATACTAGCCGAAACGCTATCGCCAAACCCTGCTCGCTTAATCTCTTTAGCCGCTTTCCGGGCTTCAGATAAAGCTTCTTCCAGACGTTTAAAAGCATCTAGCGACTTAATTTCTTTAGTCAATAAAGCTTCGTATTCTTCTTCAATTGCATCGGTTTTGTCAGAACTGACACGAGATACGAAGTCCCTTACCTTTTGTTTACTGATATATGGTTTTGCCATTTTTCTTTCTCCTTTTAGTTGTAATATGGATTACGGCAGTATTCGCCGCGTTTTCTTACTTCCGGGATGTAATATATAACATCCTCCCGCTCTTCGGCATCCATTACAGCTTTATCTTTGTAAAAGCCGTATAGGGATATAACCAGTCCGATTAACGATTGCAATATGAACTGTTCCCATCCAATTTGGTCTACTTCTAAGGCCCCCATAGAGCCTGCAATGAGGAACGTCCCCAATAACATATAGCCCATAATTTGATCTCCTTTATAACGTCATCATTGATAAAATAGATGCTACTGCAGCAGTAGCAAAACTCAAGTGCATTCCCACGTCAATCCAGTTCATGATTTACATCTCCTTTAAACCTTTAAAATAACCAGGAACGTGCCTAAATCCAGAATGATACACAGTCGACACCTGACAGTTTGATATGTCGGTATTTTTAACATACTTGATAGCCTTCCGGATGGCGTTGTCAATTAATCGCGTTTTTAAGTTAGAAAATCCCCAATTCGAGATACCCAACTCTTCAAGCTCCATCAGCGCCCATCGTTTTGTATTACATTTTCTGTCGAGGCTATATTGAAATCCACCTACGATTCCTTTGATTACGGATATTGTGTAATGATAGGATGTGTTACTCCAGTTCATGATTTATCCTCCTAAGAAATTCCTGCGGATTTAAACTCCGCATCAACTACTTTCACATCCCAGCCTAGCGAATGGACAAGGAATGTCCTAAACCCCTCTTTATCGATGACAAAGCTACGGGATTTCTTACCTGGCGACTGCCAGGCGTATGCGAACGGAAATCGGTCTCTTGCGATGCCCTCTCGGATAGCCGTTAGGCTAACACCAAGGACAGTCGACATTTGGGCGACTGAAATCACTTTTTTAATCATTTATTAACCTCCTAAACGGCATCAATTTTCGGATTGTAATAATCCGTCTCCCAAAAGTCTGTATCCTCGACGGACCCAACCCCGAGAGCGTGGCAAATAGCAACTATTGTACCCATGTGGACTGAACGCCCTTCAATTGCACGATTTAATGTTGACCTTGAAATCTCTGCGTTCCTAGCTAAATCTGCTTTTGACATACCTAACGCATTTAATCGTTCAAGTATGGCTTCACCGTACATTCTTGTTGTGAATTGTTTTTGCCGCATAATCGCGTCTCCTTTTATACAGCCTTCAAAATCATTCTGATTTCTTGGCCTACTTGTAAACGATCTTTAAAAGTATCTTGATTACGGAAATCATCCATGTAAACTTCTAGCATCTCTCGATATATAGCTGCTTTGAAGCTTTCTGGCTTTTCCACATCTTCTCGATATGGCTTTAAAATCGTAACCGGCTTACCGAATTCATAATCGATAAATCCTCTTGCCTTTAGCCGGGCTTTCATAGTTCTAATCTTACCGTTCGGCCATCCGAGTAAATTTTCCATTTCCTCGTTGGTCTGTAACCCGCTATTACGATAGGCGTTATACAAAATTTCCATGTCTGTCATTTACTGCCCTCATCTCTTCTCGTAACTACGATTTAATCGTAATTAATTATAAAAAAATAATATCGTCGTAAGAAACACCAAAAACCTCCTGAATCCTTGCGATATACCGGGCGTCGGGAAATGACCGTTTACGTTCCCAGTTTCCCCAGGTGTCCGATGAAACACCGATTCTTTTAGCAGTTTCATGCTGCGTCCAGTTTTTAGATACTCTTAGCATTTTTAGCGTATACTTCATTTTGCACCTCCTTCCTTTCATTTTAGCTCGTCTTTACATTTGATATTGTACTACGATTAAATCGTAATGTAAATAGAATTTTCATGAATAATCGTAAAATTTAGGTAGATTGTTGATTTTTTTACGGTTTAGACGTAAAATATACACAAGAGAGTAATGAAGTTTTAAATATTAAGAGGAACTATAATATGAAAAATCTAAACACTAAAAAGACAGATTTGGGGAACAAGAAAGTTCTAGCTAAAAACCTGCAAAGATTAATGAATGCTAGAGGAGTCGATAGAAATAAGTTGTGCGCGGATTTAGGTTACTCATACACAACTCTAACAGAGTGGGTCAAAGGGAATGCATATCCCAGAATTGATAAAATAGAAGCTTTGGCCAATTATTTTAACGTTCCAAAGTCACACTTAATTGAAAGCCAGGATGTGATAAATTCGCTTAATGCTAAAAAGGCAAAAATAGCCATAGACGCACTAACGCAAATAGCAACAGGCCACGAGGCAATGGCAGATGATCAATTACTCACAATAAAATTTGCTGCCGAGCTACTGTCAAAAACTTTGATAAGGTATTTAAAGTCCGACAATGGTGAAGATTTAATTAAGTTAGCGGCAATTCTTAGGTTCGCTGATAAGAATAAGTTAGATAATCTTAAAGAATTTATTATCAACCAGTATTACGACGAAAATATAGACTCCAAGTTTAAAAAACGTGCAAAGCACAAATTGAAATCGTAATCAATTAGTATAAACAGGGAGAAATAGATATGAATAAAAGAGTGTTAGTAACAGCTATTGTAGGGGTAATTATGGCTGTATTGGTAGGTTACGTAATAACTGACTACCATCAAAAGGCTCCTGAACGAGCGGCATATGCCGCATCAGAAGACGCTCGCAAAGCTCAAGAATCAAAGGACAAGGAAGCCGAGCTGACGAGAAAAGCAAATGCTGAAAAGGAAATATATACGATTCTAAACAACACAAACTTTGAGTATGATCAAGTAGACAGGGAATACAAATTCTACAGTTCTAGTCAAAGAGCGCTCCAACCAAGCAACTCTGTATCATGGGTTGCCTTCGTAGACTCCTCGGGCCATTTAGTAGGACCTTTTATCAAATTTGTTACTTTTGCCCCATTAGATATATCTACAAATTGGATATTTTGGGATAACTTAACATTCTCTAGTTCCGCAGGTAAGTTTGATTACACGATGCGCGGTGTCATTGCCGGGCAAAGCGGCGGAGGCAAAAATATCAGGTTAGATGATTCCGGAACCTATGAGTATGCATTACTGACAATCCCAGAAATTGACGAAGGATTGCGTATCTTAACACAAGGTAACAACCCAATAATAAGATATCGAGGGTCACAATATTATAAGGACTACGCCATATCCTCTGAAGAAGTTGAACAGTTAAAAACTGCGCTAACCTTATACGAGCTCGGGGATATTGTTGATGGTAACTTAGACGTAAATAAGTTATCTAAATAATACCCCTATCACGAGATAGGGGTATTATGCTGAAAAAAAGTTAGTTCTGATGCGTGTTCTTCCGAATTTGTTGACGTCAACAAATTCGGAACTATTGAGGCTTATTCACTATAAACAAGGAGGTATGTAATTATGGCCATGAAACGTGCCAACGGTACAGGCACCGTATATAAGATGAAACATAAGCCCCTACGTAAGCCATATCGAGCCGTGGTGACGCTTGGATATAACTCTGAGGGTAAACCCTTACGAAAATCCATAGGCACCTTTGCAACGCAAAAAGAAGCATATAATGCATTATCAGCTTATGACGCAAACGCCCCGCAATACGAAGCCAAGGATACTACCTTTGGCCAATGTTGGGAATGGATGATCGAAGATAAGATACGCAAAGGGGTTATCCTGGAAAAAGGCGGATATCTTTATAATAAAAAGAAGGTGGAGCACTTATTAAAAACCCCTATTAAAGATATAAGACTTGCCCATATGCAAGATGTTATTGATAGATATGCAGATAAGAGCCACACGACATTGGTACAGATAAAAACAGCTATGAAAGCAACTTTTGACGCCGCTATAAAAAATGATATAGTGGATAAAAACTATGCTGCGCTTGTAACGCTTCCTCAAAAGGTAAAATCTGAAATCCATAAACCTTTTACACCTGTTGAGATATCTCGTTTATGGGAGTTGGCAAAAGCAGATCGGGACGCCCGCATATTATTAGTGTACATATACTCAGGAATGCGGCCAGGTGAAATCCAAAGCATTAAACTAAAAGATGTCTATATCAAAGATAGGTATATGATTGGCGGCAGTAAAACTGCAGCGGGTAAAAACCGCATCATCCCGATTGCAGAATCTATCCTACCATTCATTAAGGAGTGGTATAAGTTGAGTAGCTTCCAACGACACGAGTATTTGCTACCGAAAGATACCCCTAAGCATTTATTAGTAGCTATTCGAACCTACTTAAACAAGTATTTCCCTGGGCACCTTCCGCACGATGGACGACACACGTGCGCCACCCTATTGATTCATATTGGTATATCTGAAGCTACGACAAAAACTATACTAGGTCATCGACATTCGGATGTAACAAATCAAGTATACATCCACAAAGACGTATCGGAGTTAGTAGAAGCCGTTAACAAATTGCCTAGTAAGGATAGTCTTTTATGTCAAGAATATGCATCCCTAACTTTTACGAAAAGGTGAGCAACGGTTGAGCAACGGTGCTGATTTTTAAAAATTTAAAACAATCTTCTAAAGCAAAGAACCCCGTAAATACTTATATTTACGGGGTTCTTAATTTCATTTTATCTGTTTATATAACATATAAAACCCTGTTATAGCGCCTATTAGGCCAAATATGACCA